CCCGGCCCGATCGAGTTAGCACGGTGTTTGGTTTGGTCAGCGGCGTTCGCGTCACGACCGACAGCGACAGGCAAACCGATGATCGTTGTTGCTAGTGGCTAGTATTTTGCTGGGCGGCCGTTAGGTTCTTACTTTCTCGGTTGACGCTTAGCGGTCGCCTATCAACACCCGTCAAATAAATTGGTGGCATACTTAGCGCATGGGCATTTTTAACCGCACCGTCAACAAAGCCGCAATATCACCGCAACCAACTAAAGCAGCCGCGGCTGGTAGCGGATACGTTGGCCAAAATGCGGGCGCAAATTCAATCGGCCAGTATTACAACTATGTTGAAGGCACGGCGCGTAATCGTGCAATGAGCGTGCCAACAATTAGTCGAGCGCGCGATCTTATGGCCAGCGTCATCGGTTGCATGAACTTAAAAATGTATACCGAAATGTGGAACGGCGAAGAAATGGAAAAAATGCCGTTAGCGCCACGCACTTGGCTACGACGCATAGACCCAAGTGTGCCAAATTCATTTTTGCTTGCATGGTTATTTGACGATCTTTTTTTCTTCGGAAGAAGCTTTCTCTACGTCACTAGTAGAACAGCCGACGGTTACCCTGCGTCGTTTACTCGACTACCCGCAGCAATGATACAAACACTTGATCAGGCTGGCCCAGTTTGGTTTGCACCGTCAAAACAAATTGTGTTTAACGGCGCTGAACTTGACTACACAAACGTCGTGCAATTTTTGTCGCCAATACAAGGCATCACTTATATGTCAGAAACGGCAATTGCTACAGCGTTAAAACTTGAAGCGGCACGATACCGCAACTCGAGCAGCGCAATACCGGCGGGCATTTTGCGTCAGACTGGCGGCGAACCTTTAAGCGCACAAGAGTTAGCCGACCTTGCGGCAGCGTTCAACGCGGCACGTGAAACCAATCAAACCGCAGCACTCAACGAATTTGTCACCTACACCGAAACACTTACCAGCCCTGACAAAATGTTGCTAATTGAAAGCGCCGAATTTCAAGCAATGGAAATGGCACGACTTTGCAACATTCCGCCATACCTTGCGGGCATCAGCGTCGGGTCGTACTCGTATCAGTCAAGTGCTGAAAGCCGTATGGATTTGTGGACATTTGGTGTACGTGCTTACGCCGATTGCATTGCTGGCACACTCAGCCAAAACAACATTTTGCCTAACGGAACTTACGTCGAATTTGATGTTGAACAATATCTCACCGGCGAATATTCAATGGGTGAAGATCGAGATACACAAACAGAAATTACAGAAAGAGTAGAGTTACCTTCATGATCAGACTTACCCCTTCACAGATCACGGTTGACGCAGCGGCGGCAGAGGGTTTGCCGTCGCGCTCAATCTCAGGCGTAGCCGTCACTTACGACGAGACAGCAACAATTTCTGACGGCACAAAAGTACGGTTTTTGCAAGGGTCGTTGCCAGTCACGGGGCGCGACCCGAAACTTTATATGCAACACGACGCTAATCAGATCGTCGGCAAAGTGACCGAGCGTGTAGACACCCCGCAAGGCATGATGTTTACCGCCAAGATCAGCGCCACTCGACTAGGCGACGAAGCACTTACTCTTGCCAATGACGGCGTTATTGACGCGGTATCGGTAGGCGTAACACCCACAAAATTTAGTTACGACGAGGCAGGCGTGATGATCGTTGAGGCTGCCAACTGGTCGGAATTGTCGCTAGTTAGCGAAGGCGCATTTAGCGGGGCAATTATTGAGCGCGTCGCAGCAAGCGCACCCGACGAACCAGTTGAAACACCAGCCGAGAGTATCCACCAAACCGAGCCAGCAGTAGAGTTAATATCAGAACAAGACACAGAACAGGAAACAACCATGAGCGACAAAATTGAAACCCCAGTAGTTGAAGCAGCACAGTCAACAGTTGAAAAATTGTGGGCGCAACCAAAACACGAATTCAAGATGCCAACACCGGGCGAATACTTTGCCGCGATGACAATTGGTGGCGACACATTTCGCAAAGTAAACGAAGCATACAAATTTGCTGCCGCTAAAAGTCAGTCAGCATTGCAGTTTGCTTTGGCACAAGACTTGACAACTGATACACCGGGTTTGTTGCCACAACCAGTTTTGGGCAACGTGTTTTTAAACTACAACGCTGTGCGACCAGTTGTGTCAGCAATCGGTACTCGAGCAATGCCAAACGGACAAGGTAAATCGTTTACTCGCCCGATCATTACTCAACACACCGCAGCAGGCGTACAAACTGAAGGTCAAGAAGTAACAAACCAAAAAATGACGCTTAGCGCAAATACGGTTACACGTAGCACCGTCGCTGGTGGCGTGTTTATTTCCCAACAAGATATTGACTTCACAGACCCTGCAGCGCTCAATGCAATTTTGACAGACTTGCAAGGACAGTACCTTAAAGAAACTGACAACATTGCGGCCGATGCTTGCAATACTGCAAAACAAACTTCAGGTTTTACATGGACAGTTACAGCAGGTGACCCAACAACACTTATGGCAGCGTTGTACGGTTGCGCGTTTAACATCAGCAATCAAACAAACTTGTTTGCAACACACTTGCTGGTAAGCGTTGACGTGTGGCAAAAACTTGGCGGTCAACTTGACAATGATAAGCGCCCACTATTCCCAGCAATCGGCGCACCGGGCTTAATGGGTCAAAACACATTGGGCGCAGGTTCGGCCGCAACATGGTCAGGCATGAACCCAATGGGTCTTGAAATCGTTGTTGACGGCAACTTTGCATCAGGCACAATGCTTGTTGTACACGCCCCAGCAATCGAGTTCTACGAACAGCAACGCGGAATTATGCGAGTACAAGACCCAGCATTGTTGGGCGAAAATTTCTCGTACTACGGATACTTCGCAACGTTTTTCCAAGACGCAACAGACGCAACAGCAGGCTCACGCTTCGTACAGTCGATCACAGTCGCCTAGTCGTAAGCGGCAAAACCGCTCATGGCAACATACTCAACAGCGTCAAAACAACTAACAGATAACTACGCCTGCATATCTACGCTCGAGCCAACCGACATACAGGTTGGCGACACCGTAGTTGTAGGGGCGTTAGGCGCACCGTTTAACGGCACGTACACCGTGCTGGCTTGCCCACAATACCGATATACAGGTGTTGATGGCACAACGGGCGAATTTAACTATGACGTGACGATCGCCGTACCAAATCAAATATTGTTTGCTTGCACAGGTGACGACGTTGATTTTGTTGCGATCTACACCGGCACGGTTGCATTCACACCGACCTGCACGTGGATTACGGCAGCAAACCTAGTCACGTATTTGGGTGTGTCGATCACTAACCCGTCAGATGATTACACGCTGATTACGCAGGCCGTTAGCGCTGGCAACCAGTTTTGTAGTCGCCGTCGGGCCGAGGCAGGCTACAACGACAGCCTTAGCACGTCGCCTAGCGGTGATGTCACGCTCGGCACTTTGATGTACAGCGCAGCGTTGTGGCGTTCGCGTGGCTCACTCGAAAACGTGTTTGCGTCGTTTGACGGCATGGGTACAGCACCGCAACAATCGTTGACCCCGATCGTTAAACAGTTGTTAGGTATTGACCGACCAGCGGTTGCCTGATGCCCGCACCGTACACCGATCTATTCAACGAGACGTTAGACGATCTCGCTACGACGCTTACCGCAATTACCTCGTTGCGTGTTGTAACCGACCCAACAAAACTTGTGCCTAACTGCGTTTTTATACAAGCACCAAGTTTTACGACGATCGCTGGCAACGGCAATATCGTTCGCATGGATTACCCGATAAAAGTTGTTGGCAGCGGCCCAGCAGGGCTACCCGTGCTACGCGAAATATTGCAAATCACGGCAACCGTTTTAGGGTCGGCAATAATTGTTATGTCAGGCAGACCCGGCACACTCGACATAGGCGGGCAAGAATACCCGTGCTACGACATATCGGTAGGCGTACAAGCACAAACCGCCTAATGCACACAAACACACAGCCGTTATGGTAAAACTATTACAGACAACTAAGGAGTAATTACATGGCCAGCGCAACTTATTTATCAAACCCGGTATTGACGATCAACGGCGTTGATCTATCTGATATGTGTACGTCAGCAACCCTGACCTATTTGGTCGAGGCTCTTGAAGACACCGCGTTCGGCACAAACTCACGCAGTTACACGGCGGGACTTGTCAACAACGAAGTGACATTGACTTTGTATGCGAGTTTTGCCGCAACTGAGACTTACGCAACTTTGTTCAATTTGATCGGCGCAAAAACAACGGTGACACTTAAACCGACATCGGCAGTAGATAGCGCAACAAACCCAAAGTTTGTTTTGACTGATTGCTATTTAGAAAGTTT